AGCGGCGCCCGCCAAAATAGACCTTATCAACCCAGAACGCTCCAGAGCCTGTAGGCGAAGTAGGCATACAGTAAAAGGCCATGCGCCAAATCTGCGTCCAATCAAAACTCGATGAAGAAAGACTCCAATCAGACGCATTCAAAGACCCAACATCGAAGCTTTCAGTAGTCCACTTATCAGCCGAGCCACCATTGCCTGGAGACTGAATATTAAACATGCGACTAGCAGTCCGACCGGAAGAATCATAAAGCACAAGTTGGCAAAGCCCTGAAAAGTAACTTTCTATCTGAATAGCAAAGTCAAGCTCAGGATACAACACAGCATTAACCAAATGCCCAGTATTCAACGTAAAAAGCAACTCTGCAAAATAGTTGTTACTGACACTGCATTTTACACAGTAGGGGCTACCTATACCGCTAGTATCTAAGCTCAGAGTGCCAACAGGCGCAGTCCAAACACCATCCGTCGGCGTCAAGCTCTGCGTCCAATCAACCTTGAGTAAAGGTACACTCTTAGTCTGAGAACCATAAATTGTAATTTTGTTGCGAATTGCTGTAATTTCTTTCCAGTACTCATAAGACTCTATCAAGTTTGCTAGGCTTACAGGGCTTGTTTTGCTGCCTCTTGGGAAAAACTCGAATTTCCCATCAGGCGTAGTACGAAAATCATAGCCGATAACGCCTGCAAGGTCGCTTTCTGCCGCTATTTCCTTCAGAAGAGTCCATGCTTGCTTATCCGAAACCTGTAGAGCCGTAAAAGTTGTATCCGTATTCTGAACAAGCTCCACGCCACCACGTACATGGCTTATCCCCGAATAGTAATCAAGTATGTCTTTAACGATTGCTTCGCCCTTGTAGCCAGAGTAGTCTTTGGTTATGTTATAACGGAAAAGCTTCTCGCCCCAGCATCTTCCAGCCACCGTAACATAATACTCCGACGGCGTAGAATCAAACTTTACGCTCTCTGTACGCGTTGTTATAAGCTGAGGCACATTGCTGCCTCTACCAATGCAGATATAGCCGTCTTGACCCACATTAAGCGGATAAGCGCCATTAGGACTGTATTTTCCGTTCCAATTCTGAAGCTTAAGCTCCCAGCTGCTAACCTCTTTCGTAGCGCCCAAATGCACTTTAGCCTCAACAACGTCGCCCTGAGAAACGCCGACAGAACCCAGTGCAATAGTCATTTTTGGAATGTCAACACTCATGGTGTTGCACTCTCAACGCCTTGTCGAGACAAAGCTTGTTGTCCAGCCCTAGAAATGCTCGTCATGTTAGTAGTCGTGTTAGTAGCCGCTGAATTGTATGCATTCACGCTTGCAGTTGCATTATTCATCTGCGAAGCAAAATAAGCCACAGCAGCCGCAGCGGCAATAATCACAGCTATCCCAATACCAGTCAACGCTAGAAAAGTAGCCTGACTAATGTTGAGAGCATTCTCCGCGGTAGTCGCAAGCCACGTGGCCGCCGTTTTAATGTTTGTAGCTACAGTCGAAGCCAAGCTTGCTCCGGCGCTTGCTGTTTCCGTTGAAGTATCCAAAGCTACTGAAGCCGTGTGCCCCGTTGTCAAAACCGTTGAGTAACTTATCAAGCGGGCCACTTCGCTCACGACAGTTATCGTCGCCAGAATCGTACGCACATACTTAGTCGTCTGCGAGTCAACCAACCCGAAATCAGTCGCCAACGTTGTTAAACCCAAGCCTAAACTGCTAACGCTGCTTATGCCCCGAGCCACAGTTGAAAGCTTCACCGTAGTCGCTTCAGCGTGAGTTCCCAAATCGTCAAAGCTGGAAGCTGACGCCCGCACATTATTACCCATCTCAGTTGCATCACTGCCGATCGCCTGAAACGTAGGCGTAGCTTCATTAACAGCCTGAATCGTTACGCTTATCTCGCCTAAACTCATGATGATCTAGCATCCACTGCTGCATTTTGAACCGCTAATTGAAGTAAAGAAAAAAGATTAGGAGCACATTCTTGCAATGCTCGAGTCAAAAACAAGCGAGCCTGAATGTATCGTGTACCTAATTCTTGAAAAAGAGCATAAGGAACACTACAAAAAATTTTGACAACCCACGTTGATACTGCTTGAGAATAGATATTTTGCATTAAACGACCAGTGCGTACTGGGGCAAGTTGCCGGGCACGATAAGCAATCTGTTGTGCATTCTGTTCTAAAGCTAATTGAACATAATAATTTAGCCATTGATTGAAGCTTTCCATGTTGCCTGCGAAATTCTCATCATTAACTGTAACAGTGCATTCAATACTCATCTAAAACCACCTTGATGCTTCATTTTCTCCATCTCTTCCTGCGACTGCTTATCAATTTCGCTAAGGATAACAAGAAACTCCTGCAACCTCTTAGCCGGCTGCTGCTTGAGCTGCTGAATAGTCCAACCGAACTCTTTGCACAAGCGAAACTCAGTCAGGGCTTCATGCGGTTTCCCGCGTCTCATAGCCCTTAACAGTTTTTTGTCTCGTCAACTGACACAACACTAAGCCTATTCGCTATTCTGCTAAGCAACTCGCCTAAGGCTATCGGAACTCCATTGTCACCTTCGCTTAACAGGTTCTCAAGCGTTATCGGCTTGTTCTCCGGCTGCTCCACAAGCGAAGCAAAAACGGTTTCCGCCTGAATCGCCACATAATCCGTTGTTACAACGCTGCCTGTCTGAGGATTATACCTCGTATATTTCTGCAGAATACGGTTTCTTTTAGCCCAAGTAATCTCCTGAAAAACGTATTTGCCAGTGTACTCCTTGCCATAACGCTCATCAACCTCAACGGTTTCTTTTCGCATTTTTCAAATCATCTCCATTACCATAAAATCAGCATACCACGTACATCCTAAAGCCCAATGTACGTAGTAAAAGGCAGAATTCCGCCTTAACTCATCAAAACGTCCCTAGCAACAAACGAAGCCTTAAGCGACACCAAATCCTCAATCTTAGTCGGCGCATTTACTTTATTCCACTTGCAGTACTTGAACAAGGCACTGTTGCTAGCCAAACCAAAACTGAGACTAAACTCAGCATCGCTTATGACATCGTCGAATTCAGCTTTGCTCTCAAACTCGAAAGTTAACTCGCCGCTCAACACTCTTTGTCTTGCCTGCAAGTATTTCAGCAAATAAGCTGTAGACCCGATTACAGGCACCTCTTTCAAGTGATTTTCAATGCTGAATTTCCAGTCAGTCACCCGCGTTATAGCAGTCAAGCTTGATCCATCTGCTGCGCCTCGCTGCACACTGCTCTGATAAAACGGAACTGCACCAGCATAATCGCCATACGTTGCTCCAGTAATCTTAGCTGTTCCAACAGTCAAGTCTTGCCCAATCAGTTCTACAGTAGCTTTTATGTAAGATTCGGCGCTGCATTCAACGCTTAACTTGTCGATTCTGCAACCCAAATGCAATAGGCTAATTATGTCTGTGGCGCTTGCGAATAAGCCTTTATAGTAAAGCGCTTGAACGCTTAAGCTGTTAAGAGTTGTAGCGTGCTGAATCAAGGTTATCGGCGCAGCACTCGGCAAAGTATGCGAGAACTTCAAATGCGGCTTCCTCAAACCCTTCAACAACGCCTGCGGATCACGTGAGCCAACGCCCATCACTTTAATCAAGCTTGGGTCCAATTCTGGCTCAAAGCTTTCAGCGTTTACTCCAATCATAACTGGATTCGTCGGCGTAACTCCATAGCTGCTTTCAACAATAAAGTAAACTCGGCTTTCCTGCCCACCATACGTTTCAACCATTTTTCTTTTTCACCTTTTCTTTTGTCATAAAAAAATGACTGTAATGTTTAGAACATGCCTCCAATATCCTCAAGAGACCAGGACTTCAAGACAAATGCTGTCCTGAAAATGAAGGGCTTGACGTCAACTTTGTCTTTATCTTGATAACTTACGACGTCTAGATAGGTGATCCCGTTAACTGTAATCATGCAGCCAACATAATCGCAGTTCAAAACTGCAGGAGTGGTTCCATTGCTTGAATTTGTTGATCTAACAAGAAGCCAAACATATCCGTTTCCGTCAACATAATTAGGCGCCGTCGACGTCAGGCTTATTGTAATTGTCTGGTTACTGCTACCGGTACCGCTTGAAGCATTTTCCCATTGACTAGTTGCTGGATTCCAAACTTTAATTGAGCAACCGTTCCCGCCGGGAGCAGTGCCGTAACCAACAAAAATTAAAACCATACTCTGAAAAGCCGAAGCCTTACTGGGAATCTTTAAGCGAAAAAGCATAAGCGCATACTGAAGGTTCACTGAAGCACTCTTGCTATAATCGGTTGCATCTGCATACCAAATCTTTTGATAATCCAGTGCTGAAAGCTCAGCCCAAGCTGTGTCTGTAGGCGCTAGTTCACTTGTGGCAACGGCTGAAAAGGCTTTATGAGGATCACCACTTGGATAACCAAGCCCAGCAAAATCATAAATCGTTTGATTAGGAATCTTCATGTTCTGCCTAACTATGCGGTTGACCTCTTCAACCATTTTCTGACGCATCAACCTACCAGGATCACTTGAAGCAGGCTTATCTGAAGCCCACAAATTAACAACCAAACGACCCCGACGCTGGCGAATCCTACCAGCCAAATCAACCTTGTGATCCTCACTTGAACTAAGGCCAACAGTAATTTGAGCATCGTAGTTTTTGAAGAGTTCCCGGTCATACCACTGCTGCGAAACGTAAATGCTTGCAACGGAACTATCCTCTTTGACTACGCGAATGTTCTTGCTAAGAAGCCTAATAGTCGTAGTAACTGGGTCTTCGTAACTGCTCATTGCATAATCAACTTCCTACAAGCACTCTTATAATACTGAGGATCACCGTTCAAGTCGAAACATTGAACCGTTAAGACCTCATAATCAACGCCATTCCTGCGGATTTTATCGTGAACACGAACCGGTAGCAGACTGTAAACGGTGATGTTATCTTCCGTAATGTAGCCAGGCTCAAGGACAACTTCGCCCACAGCGCCAAGCGCCACAACCGCTTTGAAGCTTAAGGCTTCACCCCACGTAACACTATCAGCCGCCTCCAGCACTGGAAACAGGCTAAGAGTTTCACCGCTCAAATTGACAAGATTATTGAAGTCCGTTGACGGCTCTTGATAACCTAGGAAAAACCTTGCAAGCCAAGTAACGTTCGCCATAGCCTTCTGAGACGTGATCGGACTGTAATCCGTGAACAGTGGACCCCAAAACAAGAAATCGCTCTGATGATTACTGAGGACCTGCATGGCTAAGGCGTAAGAAGGCTTATCATGTACTGCACGAATTGTGCCAAGGATTCCGATTGTAAGATCGTCATAATAGGCGCAGTCAGCCATTTTGTTAACAACATCAATGTAGCCAGGCCAGCAAATCGAAGGATTATACGCCGAATACTGAGCACTAGCGCGAATTCTTTGAAGGAAACAATAAACTTGCTGGCAGGTTGAACTCCAACCTTCATACGTGTACAAACCTAGCAAGGCAAAGCCTATCGAATCATCATAAACATCTGTTTCACCAAGGCCAACACGGTGCCATTTACCATCTGCAGGGTCAAAGTCTAAGTAGAGATTCTCTAAGCCATATCTGAAAAAGCCGACTGCTTTGCTCATAATAGCCTGGTAAACAGTTGCATTTGAGGTATCATACTTATTTGCTAAAAGTTTTAAACCGATAAGGCAATAAAGAGATTCAACATCCAGCTGTAGCAGCCAGGTATCGTCAATTGCTACCGCACGAGCGAAACCGCCATAAGTCTGCTTATTCTGCATCGTCTGAAGGAAAGTTGAACCCGCAAGTATAGCGGCGTTCAAATATCGACTATCGCTCGAGAGATCATAAGCCTCTAGTAGCGCAGGAATACATCGCCCAGCATCAATGCTCCAGTACTGCGTGCCACCCTCTGCACTCGCAAATCCGCCATAAGCCTTCTTAGCCTGGTTAGTGCATTGCTGAGTTAAGATAAAGTCTGCAAGGACTGTGATTTTATTGAGGATATCCGTTTTGTTGCTTTGAAACTGTGTGCTCGAGTAAGCTTGATAAAGAAAGTCTATAGCGAACGCAGCTGGAAAAGCGCCCTTGCCATAAGCAGGATCAGGACCTTCAACGGCGCCGGAGGCTGCTACATGATAAGTTGCTTGCAGGTTATTCTGCATAGTTACGTTATTACCGACAACTGATGAAACAATGTTCCATTCGCTATTAGAAGCATCTTTTATCTGCACCGGATAACCTGTTTGAAACTTTGTGCCATCCGAAACAACAACTACTTTCTGACCCGCTACCGCATCACTGCTTAAAACTGTAGAAATGACATAATAGTAAGGTGCATAATGCGTGACGAAATCGTAATAGCTTTGAGGAACAGTTCCCATAGCGACACCTATCCTACTACCTCAATGTCGTAACCATCATCAAGGAGCCGCTGAAACTCAGCACTTGACAGAACCATCTTGGCGCCGTTCACTTTCGCCACTATGTAATTGCCTTTTCCTAAGACTTTGTCAGGGTAACTCATGGGTTCATGAGGCCTCCTCTGTAAGTTGGGACTTCACTTGCTGCCGTAGCTTCAGCAGCCATTATGGGCGTTGAAAAGTTCATGAGAGCTCTAATCAAATCATCCTGAAAACTTTTAACGGCGCCCTCAAACGCTAATCGGCTGATGTTACCTTTTGTTATGAACAAGTCGCCGAGGCGATAATCAAAGGCGCCCTGAAGCATCCCGCCGCTCGCAGCCACAAGAACACCAAGGCAAGCCATATCCAAAGCAATAAGAAACGCCCAACTAAACCGCGAATCACTCTGCTGCAAGTCCTGCCCCACAATCGCGTTTGCATACACATTCGCGCGGTCCACATACGCCTGAAAACTCACTTGAGCAACAGGCAAACCGAAAACCGTGTAAGTTAAACCGTCAGAGCTAAGGCTAGCGTTCAAATGATTTTGAACATCCGAATATTGAACATATATTATAGCCATATTTTTTCACCTTGTTAACGTTCACCACGTACATGCCAAGACCCTAGAATGTACGTAATACCAAAAAAAGGAAGGTTACGCCGTAGTTGGTTGATCCACTACTAGTATTACTTGGTTTGTTGGTGCAGGTGCAGGTGTTGCAAGTTTCTCTACCGCTGGCGCCGCCTGTAAAGCTGCTTGCTCTGGTTTACTAACGTCAACTGTGCCAAGGTCCTTCGCAATGGGCGCAACGACTTCTTTGATGCTGTTTAGATATTTGCTTCCGATTACCCCGACAAGGGTTGACGCAAAAGGCGAAACATAGATGCTACTTAACGGAGTTCCCGTGACACTAAAGCCCAAAGCCATAGCAAAAGAAAGAGCTACAGTACGCAGGAACTTAGTTTCGCTAAAAGCCTCACCGCTGAGTTTCCAAGCGATCACTGCATAGATAATTGATGTTATGACTGTAGCGATCAAGCTGTAATAAACTGAAATATCCATAGTCATTTTCACCTCACAAAACGTTTACTTCTTTTTGCCCGCTTCTCCCAGCCATAAAGCTAATGCGAGCCAGCTTCTTCAACTGGGCAAAAAACAAAAATGGAAACTGAATGTACGTAGTAACAGTAGCTTAAGTTGAAGCTAACCCTGTAACCTTCACAATTGCCTCTCCACACAACACAACAGGCGCGTACCTCGTAGTCAAAGTCACATCGACAGAATCAAACTCTTTCTTAATCTCAACATCACTCATCAAAGGCCGCTTAATCACGAAGAAACCCATTGGCGCGTACGCAGCTGACAAGTTCTGGCCAGTACTTACTAAGTAAGCGGTTCCAACCGGGACAACGGTGCTAATGTACACGGCCATGCCATAGATTGTGCCGATCATACCAGTCTGAATCACTGGTTCACCGTACTGCATGTGCAAGCTGAACTGTGGCAGATACATGACGTCCCTCGCGTTTATCGGGTTAATCAATATGCTGTCCGGTATGAAGTTGTACGCTTCAATAGCTGCTTTAGCCTTAAGGATGTCTTTTGCGCCGAGCCCGCCGGTAATAGTGAACTCGGTTCCTGTAGCGCCCAAGCTTGTGCCCGTTGCAGTAATTGCTGTTGTAGCGCCCGCGTCGATGACGGTCATGCAGTCATTGTCAATCGTGTAAGCCATACGCCTCGCTAAACGGCGAAGCTGATCCTCAATCACTGGAATGTACAAGTCCTCAATGTTTTCCCTGCTTATGCGTTCCCGCAAACCCTTCTTGTACGGAATAACTGTCACTGTCGAGTAAGGAGTGAAATCCATCTGTATCTCTGCGCCTTCACTAATTTCCGATATCGCCGCGGATCTGCTGCCAGACTGCTTAACAAACGTAGCTGTCTTGCCTGCAACCAACGGAAACTCAGGAAACAGCTTCTTGATGACAAGTGCCGGCATTGTTAGTTCTATGATTTTCTTATGCAACGCAGGATACTGAACAGCTCCAGTGTCAACCCATGACAATGCATCTCTAACAAAACTCATTGCAAATCACCTTTATGGAATACAAGAAAGCAACGCGTAAATCACATCGCCATCGTTTGTAGCAGCAGTTAAAGCTCTGCCAATCCACTGCTCAGACTTATCAAGCTCAGTCTGGAACGCAGCTTGAATTGTTGTAGTATAGTATGTGCTTGAACCACCAGTCGGTGCAGTCATAACTACGACAGCAGCAACTTTCCCAGCAGTAGAACTTGAAATCCTCGCACCCATCGTAATAGCGCCTGAAGCAACGACTCGCACTAAGCCTCTGCAAATAACAGTAATCTTCTTGCCCGCAACTCCGCCAGTCAAAGCCACACCAATAACGTCCTTCCGAACACCAGCAGTAGGCTTAACAGCAGGAATAAACCCGGCAGCACTAATGTAAACCACGTTGCCAGCAACAACAGTCGCGCCCGTATCAACCACGGCAGTTATCAAGTAACGGTCACTAACAAGTGCAGTTGTACCTTCTAAACTCATGCAAAATCACCTATTTTATTGAAAGCCCGTAAGTTTCTTGTGAGCTCTGAGCATATCCTTGAACCAGTCATAATTGCCAAGTGCATCGCGCTGAATCTCATCAACCGCAACTATGCCTTTGCCGCTGTGTTTAGCTGCTTCTGCGCCTTCCGCCCCTGCTTCCTCTGCTTGCCCACCATTGCCGTCATCTTCAGGTTGCTGCAGCTGCTTTTGAAGATCACTAAGTTTCTTACTCAAGTTACGCTTAGTAGCTTTCTTCGCTACTTCACCCTCAAGATCAGCAACTTTCTTCTTCAAAGCTTCAACCTCAGCCTCGCTTCCGTCAGAAGCATTAATCTGTTTCTCAAGCTGCGTCAGCTGATTCATAAAGTCCTCATACGTCACTTGTTTCGGCGCCTGTTCGCCTGGTGCAGTGTTAACTACGCCCTGTGCTTGTTGTGGAGAAGCACCTTGCTGAGCATTATGTTCAGACATGTGCTTCACCTCTTTTGCTTTCATTTTTTTGTCGTCGGGTTCTTGCAGGTTACCCTTAGAACCCCCATCTTTGTTACCTTCCGATAACTGTGAATCTGTTACGGATTTAACAACTGCATTCCACTGTCCATCATTCATGGCTGCAGCGAAGCCAACAGGCACAAACGCCGTATTTTGGTAAGCTGGACTCGCAACAATGCTGAGCTCACGGACCTTGGGCTTGTGGACGATTTCCCAGGCGCCCGGACATAAGTGAATAAGCATACCCTCTTTCCGCGTAGGCCTCTTGCACTTGCAGCACTCAACATCGTCACTGTCAACCTGAATGCTCACATGCGTCACGTAGCTACGCAGGATTTTCTCGATAAGATTCCCATCTCCTACTTCAGCGCTGAAGAGTACCTGGTCGCCATTACGTTTTGCTGCAGAAACTTTGCCAACAACCATCAAAGCGCTCTCAGCATGATCAACCCGAAGCTGAGCGCCCAATAGCGACTGCGCAAGAAAATCAAGATCTTCCTCAGGCACCTGCCACTTATTCGCATTAACCGAAGTGTCGATAGCTACACCTTCAATATTGATCAACTTCTCTTTCAAGGCAAGATCTGCCGAAACACCTTCCGCCGCCTTAAAAGGCACAAAATACCTTAACATCATACTTTATCACTTTTCCATTTTATCCCTAAATGACCGTTGAACCTTCCAATCTTGATAAAACTCACGGAGAGTTTGCTCTTCTCCAACAAACAAGTCCGCCATGTGAAGACACTTCGCGTTTGTGTCAACGTAAACTTTAAACCCAGCCTCCTGAACCTTCCAATAAAAATTAAAATCCTCACCGAAATCCCGCGTAGTTTCAAACCACGGCTCAGGCACCTTCTCAAACACTTCACGCACAATCAACATGAAGCCAAGCCCCGTAGCATCAACCTCAACAAGCTGGTTACGAGGATAATTCCGAGCAAACTCAATATCCCATTCAGCGTTAACGCCTAACTTCCAAGGCGCACTCCGATCTTTTCGGCGAGCAACCATAGGCATGTAAGGCGGACGCCTATCAAAATATAAACCTCCAACAACAGGAAGAGCATCCCTGTACAACCCTACAAGCCCATCATCGGGAGGCAAAACATCATCATCCAGAAACAAAACGTAATCTGCACCCCAATCCAGCGCCTCTTTAACACTGATATTTCTGGCTTTATCTAAGGGAAAAAACGTGTTAAAGTTCCAGCGAACGTTCACCGGCCCTGCAAGCAGAAACGCTTGGCTAAGCACGCTGCCAAAAGCTAAAGCCCACTCTGGTTTTAAATCTCGACGAGTGCAAACCGCAACGTTAATTTTACCAACCTGCAAGGCTTCCACACACGTTAAACTGCTGGAATCCGCTTTCCACGAGACTGGTACAAAGCCTCTTGCCAAGCACGGAAACCTTGCCAATCCTCAAGCAAACTTTTAGGCTGAGCTTTCGCTACTGACTTTTTCACTTGTTTATTTTTCTGCGACATTCTTAATCACCGTTACTATGAAACATGCGAAATCTTCACGTAAGCATTAACAAACCTTCGGCGCCACTCATCCCAGGCACGAAAATCAAGCAGCGTTTGAATCTCGCCTTTCAAATGCTGATCCAGCCACTTCCGCACCTGCTCACGAGTCTTAAAACGCTCCTTCTCAAACATGTAATTCTGAATCTCCCAACGCTGCGAATTCTTAATTTTCCCAACCGTAATCTTCACGCCCTTACCAAGTTCCTTAACACGAAACACGCTGAAATCCGCAGGATCACGAACCCGATATCTCCAAACAGTTTTATCTTCGTCCAAACCAGGCATTTTTCTTCAAATCCAAACTTTATTGATTTTGTTACCAGTAAACATCTTCTTGGCGAACAACAAGGCAATGACAGTTAGGATGAATGTTAACCGCAAAAGTGTCCTCATCAAGCCACTCACCATACTCAAACATGTCCAACAGGTCGTCTGGATCTTCAAGTTCGAAGGTGTCTCCAGCTCTATCGTCGCAGTCCTCGCAGAGGTTAGGCGAAGGCGCCAATGCCTCAGTAACATAACGCCAAACAGTATAACGAATAGCAGGCTTAACAACAGCAGCCTTAAACGGCGACCGCTTAACTAAATGCGCCCGAGCCCAATCAGTTGCAGAAACAGCCTCTACAGCGTCGACGAGTTCGACAGCCTCAAGCAGCATTAGCTCCTGGCTTGATTTCAGCGACAAGATAATCCTTCCCGTCCTTACGGACAACTACTTTGCTCCCAAACTTCTCACCGGCGCCGCCGCCCTGCTGATGCTGATCAACTTCCGCGGGCTGCTCCGGCAACTTTTCATTATCCTCAGGCTCTTCAGGAAAACCAAGCTCCATACGAGCCTCGCCAACCGTCACTATGCCGTTTTGAACCAAATCTGAAATGTACTTGGCTTTCTCCTGCAACGTCGGCTCCCAAATCGGCGACCACTTAACCTTAGGAACCTCAACGCCCTCGCCAAACTCGTGCTCAATAAGTTGCTTGAACAAAACAGTCTCCAAAACATCACTAATAATCTCCTGAAGCATACGAAGCCGAGTGACATACTCCTGCATAACCACCTCAGCCGTAGCGCGGTTACTACCCTCACTTTCGCCTAAAAATATCTTGGGAACACCAGTAACAGCTTCACGCTGCTTATACAGGTAATCAAGCCACCACTGAATATTAACGTCCTTAGTCATACTTGGAACAACATCGACAGTCACATCACCACGAACAAAAACGTCAGTAGCAGGCTTACGGTCTCGAAAAGCCTCCATCAACGATTGAAGCTGAGCATCACTAAAAGGCCTCTCAGCAGTTCCCGCTTTGACTACGAGCATAGGCTTCGAATAAGTGTGAACGATAACAGCCATATCATCCTCAAGCTGATCAATCAACGCCTGAATCTTAAGCAGAGGCCTAAGCAAACTCGTGCCATA